GCCAACCAATCCGCGTACGGCATCCGCCGGACCTGGTCCAGGCCCATCCTCAGCTTCTCCGCCAGGAAGAAGTCGAAGTTGAACGCGGGGTCAGTCTCGAGCCGGATCCACACTGCTTTTCTGGGCACCCTGCCCCAGGCCGGACAGGTCGCGGATCTTCTCACTCAGCGCCCTCAGGTCGCCGCCAGCCTTGTCGGACTTCTGCCAGCGCTCCACCTGGGCCGGGGTCAACTTCGGCTGCAGCAGACAGGCCAGGATGTTGCGCCGCTCGATCAGGTCACCAGTCGCGCCGTCCTGGCCGTGCCCGATGATCTCCTGCCGGGACAGGCCGCGGACGCGGACCAGTCGGCCGGACGGAAGCTTCAGGTCTTCGCCCTCGAGATCGAGATCACCAGTCGCCAGGTCGTCGGCTGATGCGTACGGAACGGTTGCCATCGGGGGGTGCTCCCTAGGGTCGATGTTTCACGTGAAACGGCGTCACGCCGGCTGGGCCGCCGAGTCGACGTCATCGGAGAACTGCAGGTCGACCGACCAGGTGACCATGTCGGCCACCGGGTGAGTCTGGGTGTACTTCGTGACCAGGACGTCGACTTTGTCCTGAGGCTTGCCGGAGCCGGCCCCTTCCGGCTGATGGATCAACTCGACCACCGTGCCGATCAGGGGCCGGATGACCGCCCGCGGGCCGGTCATGGCCGTGGTGTCGTAGAAACCGCTGATGGTCGCCGTGCCGTTCTTCAGGCCACCGGAGAAGACGTGAGAGTTCTTCCCGTACGTCGTGACGTCGTGAGAGTCGGCCGTCATCTCGAGCTGGGAATTGTTGCTGTACTGGGTGAGCGCTTCGCCGTCCAGCGTGACGACGGTCGCCTTACCGTGCTGCAGGGCCATGATCGATTCTCCTACTCCGCGCCGGGACCGACGACGTTTGCTGAAAGGGTGGCCGCCAGGTAGTCGACGCCGGCCAGCGTCACCGTGTCGAAGGTGCAGTCGGCCACCGTGAGGTCGTCGCACGACTCCCAGGCATGGCCCTCGAGCACGACGACCGCCGACGACGCCGACGTCCCGGCCGGGTCGATCAGGGTGGAGAGCCGGTCCAGGGCCGCGCGCTCCGTCACGGTGCCGACGATGAGCACGACGCCCAGGCCCACGATCCGGTCGAAGCGCCGGCCGTACGTGATACCGAACTCGATCTGCTCCGGGTAGGAGACGATCGCCGTTCCGCCGGTCGCGGACGCCCGCGGGATCGGATGGGGCCAGGTCTTCCGGATCCCCTCGATCGGTTTGAGCACGGTCGCGACCTCGACCATGACCGCCTCGAGATTCACGCCGCCCACCACTTCCGGCGCAACGGGCGTAGCGACGTCCGGAAGTCCGGGTCGAGTTGGGCCAGTAGCCGCGCCTCGTTGCCTTCGGACGGAGACCCCGCGATGCCGAACGGGGAGCCGCGCCGCGCCTCGAGCCGGGCCGCCTGCAGCAGCATGCCGACCGACACCGCCGCCGGGACTTCCGGCCACCCCCAGCGGACGCCGCCCAGGTCGTAGCGGCCCCGCGCGCCGACTAGGAGCCGTTCGTAGGGCCGGCCCTTCTGCGGCGCGTTGCGGGGCCACAACTCGAACGTCCCGGCAGCTCCGGACTCCGTCGCCACCGTGAGGTCGTCGGCGTCGAAGAGATCGTCGATGGTGACGGTCCAGGCCCGTTCGTCGGCGTCGTAGGCCGCCGCCAGGTAGGTGCGATCTTCGGCCGCCTCTGTCTGCCCGAACTGCCGGCCACAGAAGTCGTCGACGTTCCGGGAGGCAGTCGTGACCCACAATGCGATGAACGCATCGTCGGCCGTGTCGTCTGCTTCGATCTCTAGATAGCTTTTCAGCAGCTCAGTTGTCGTATAGTCCGGTGCCCAGGTCACTCCTGCCTCCCTTCTTCGTCGCGATGTTTCACGTGAAACGGATCAGGTCACGCTGTCGTAGATGACCTGGCGCACGCCGCCGATGTCGGTGTTGGCGAAAGCCTTGTAGCCCCAGATGGCCAGGTCGACAAACGCGACCGGAGCGTAGGACGGCGGGGTGTCGGTCTGGTCGGAGCCGGGGAACTCGAGCCGCTGAGGCGGGGTCCACCATCCGTAGACCGTCGCCGGGTCGAAGATCCACGAGTTGTTCGCCGCGCCCGCGGTGGACGCCAGCGCCCACGACGGAATGCCGACCAGGCCGGCCACGTCCAGGGTGCGGAAGCGCGACGCCGCAGAGCCGTTCGCATTCTGCGGAGCCAGGATCGGATAGATCGGCCGGCCGTTGTCGTCGCGGGCCGCGGCGATCGCCTTATAGAGCACCTTTTCCAGGACGAAGGCCCGGAAGTCGTAGCCGCGCGCGAACTGCAGTTCCGCGATGTGGCCCTCAATGTTGGCCGACAGCGCCTTGTCGACCGCCGCCGTGGTGACCAGCAGGTCGGCGGCCGCGGTCAGCGTGTTGAGGAACGTCGCCGCCGCCGTCTCCAAACCCTCGCGGTAGCCGCGCGTCATTTGGTTGAAGATCAGGCCGGACACCGCGGGGTTGCCGCCCATGTCCCAGACCTCACGGGTGATCGACGCCTTACCCGACAGGGCGGAAGGGGTCACGGTCTGATTGGTGGTGACGAACGATCCGGACGCCGGCTCATTGCCTTCGGTGTGATCCTGGACCAGGTTGGCCGCGGACGAGAACTTCGGGAAGGTGAACGGCTGGATGCCGTTCGGCGGGGCACCCCGGCCGATCATGTCCATGATCGGCGTGCGGTAGTCCTGCTGGTCGACGTACATGTCCTGGCGGTTGATGCCGGGGTTCAACTCGTTGATGTCCGCGGAGTCCACGTCGGCGTTGGCCGGCCGGAACGTCTCCCGGAGCAGGGCCATCACGCGGCCGCCCGCGTCGGTCGCCGTACCCTCCGAGTCGCGAGCACGGGCCATCGTCGCCAGGTCGGCGGAGAAGTTGTGCTCCTGGTCGTTGGAGAAGACGTACTCCACGTCACCGGTGATGCGGTTGGCGATCGGGCGCACGTTGTACGGGGACGCCTCACGCGTCACCCGCGCGACCGGAGCACCGCCGGGCAGCGCCGGCCGGACCGCGGCCCGCGCGTTGTGCCGGGCACGGACCTGCTGGTCCGCCTGGGCCTGAGCCAGCTCCGTCTCAAGCTCCCCGTACGACGTGACCTCTTCAGCGGTCAGAGCCCGATTCGACGCGCCGTCCAGGAGCGCCGTCATCGCCGCCATGATCTCTTCGATCGTTCGCATTGCTCACCCTCTCGCGGTGATGCGGGCCGCATGGCGCGCCCGGATGATCTGGGACGCCCGGTCCTCCGGTTCGTCCTTCGTGCTCTTCTTCGGTGCCGCCGCCACCCGGTCGGCCAGCTTGGCGTCGACCGCCTGGGAAGCTGAATACCAGGTGGTCGCGGACATCGCCGTCCGCCAGGCCGCCGGCTTGCCGCCGGCCCGGTCCGCGTAGTAACCCGCGATGTCGTCGGACACCGTGTCCAGCAGGTCGGCATACTCGCGCATGTCCGCCGGGCCGCCGATGCCGATCCCCTGGGCGTCGTGGATCATCATCCGGCCACCTTTGGCGATCTCCACCGAGTCGCCGGCCATCGCAATCACCGACGCCGCGGACGCCGCCAGGCCATCGATGTGCACGTCGACGGTCGCGGCGTGCGCGGTCAGCGCCTCGAACATCGCCAGCGTGTCGTAGACGAACCCGCCAGGGGAGTTGATGTGCAGGTCAAGCGCGTCGGCGTCGATGGCGTGGACCTGCTGGACGAACTCCGCGGCGTCGAGATCCCAGCCGCCGATCATGCCGAAGACGTAGAGCTTCGGCCGCGCGGTGTCCGCCGCGGAGATCCGGAAGCACGGGGCCGCCCGGTCCGCCACGTTCTCCGCGGCGCGCCAGGCCGCCCGGAGCTGGGCCAGGTTACTCGGCAGTTGGCGCATCGCCATCCCCCTCCTCTTCGACCGGCGGGGCCGGCTCCGCGGGCAGCTTGGCCCACCCGCGTTTCGCCCGGTACTCATCTTTGGTCATGACGCCGGCCGCGACCTGGGAGAGATCGATCTCGACCTCCCGGTCCGGGGACGGACGCTCGAGCCGAGTGAAGTCGAAGCGCACCGACCGGGGCCGCGCCAGGAGCCGGGACGCCCGGTCCTCGAACCGGGTGGCCCAGGTGCCCAGCACCGTCCGGCCCATCGCCCGATTCTGCTCCTCGACCCCGGTTCCCCAGGACGTCTGCTTCTCCGTCTGCATGAGCAGGTGCGGCGGCACGCCGGTCCAGCGGGCAACCTCTTCGATCTGAAACTGCCGCGACTGCAGAAATTGCGCGTCCGCCGCGGTCATCGTCCAGGGCTGGAAGTTGAGCCGCCTGTTGATGATGGCGATCACGCCGGCATTCTCCGCGCCGCCGGTCGCCGCGTTGATCTGCTTACGGATCTCCGGGACGTCGTCGGTGATGTCCTCTTCGTCGGCCGGGACCGCAATGCCGGAGATCAACGCGCCTTTGGTGAACATTTTGTAGGCCGCCCGGTCGGCGGCAACGGTGGTCGAGATCGACTGTGCCGCGGTCCGGATCAGGCCCTCAGTCTCGACGCCGTTGAGCGACATGCCCGGCAGATACCAGAAGTCGTTACCGTCCAGTTTCGCCGTACGCCCGTCCTGCAGCCGGACGAAGAACCAGAGCCCGCCGGCCGGGAGCCGGCCCGTTTCGTGCTCCCGCGGGGTCGGCTCCTGGACCGAGAAGGACAGGGGGTGAACCAGGGGCAGGCGCGCCAGGCCGCCGGCCGCGTTGCGCAGCTTCAGCGCGCCCGTTCGTCCGTGCAAGAGCAGGTGAACGAAGAGGCTTTCT